TTTGAATATTTTTAGTGTTAAAATAATTTTGAAGCTGAGTAATGCAATTAGATATGACTTGGTTATTATTGAAATTAGGAAGAATTATAATTTCAAAATCAACTGCTATATTAATTATAAATGCATCTCTTAATCTAAAAGAATCATTAAGAGTTCTATATTGAGATAAGTATGTTGTAAGATTTTGTTTTAAAGCTGTTGAAGCAGTTGTTAGTTGTTCTTGATTATTATAGGCTAATACAAATAAATCTAAAGTACGGGGTTGTTCTCCTATTTTAAGAGAAGATCTTTGTTGGGGTTGAATAAAAACTTTAGCAACAGTACCATACTTAGGAGGAAGGCTTAAAGCTCTAACTAAATAATCTTCTTGTGTAACTGCTCTTAATTGAGACCCAAAGGCGCCTAAAGAGTTATTTCTTAATTCTTCAATAGAATCCCCATCATCCCCCCCAGATGCTCCTATAGGATTATTAACTGCAAGTGAATCATATATATCTTGGGCTAGATTTGATGTATTATCTACGTTAGTTTGTTGGAATCCTATATTTCCTGTTATAGAATTTAATGAATTAGCGGGTACATTTGCTGCTACTCCTCCTCCCACAAGATACCTAACTGTTAAAGTTGTATTTTTTGGAGCAATACCATAAGTTCGAGTATATAAAAAATTAGCAGGATTATATGCTGTTCTAAGTTTTTCTTGTCCATCTGCTAACCCAATTCCAACATTTGAAGGAGAGGGAACTATAAGTGAATCTCCATCATCTTGATTTCCTGCACCAAATTGAATATCTAATTTAGTTTTAGATTTAAATCTAGAAACAAATCTTCTAGAAACCCTTTTTAATCTTAAAAGATACGGAACTTCACTTTGATCCCCATCTAGATTTTGATCAGGCCCAAAATCAGTAGTACCATTCCCAGCATTTTTAGCTGTTTCAAATACCATTTCTTGGGCTAGATATGGAACTTCTTCGTATACATTCCCATCACTGTCTGTAATATCTAAAATTCCAATAATATTTTCTCCATTTAAAGTTACAGTAGGAAATCTCTCAGAATCTCCAAAACTAAATGTTGTAGTGTTTATAGTAGCGGATATAGCTTTACCTGTTTTTTTAAGTAAAAATCTATCAGCATTCCCACCATCCGTAGTATAAACTGAAATTTCTGTTGGGTCTAAAGAAGAAGAAACTCTAAAATCTAGTGGGTTTTGTAATAAAAATTTAGTACTTTCTCCTAAGTTAGAAGAAATAACAGAATTTTCTCTTATTAAAAGAGCATAATCAAAATCAGGTACATAATTACCACCAACATTTTTAGCAGGGACTTGTTGATAAAAATCTATATCTACAGTAGAGGCCCCTGTAGCTCGAGGTTTATATCCCATCATATATGCCAAATCATACAAATTTGATTCTTGACGAGCATATTGGAGGAAAGTTTCTTGGACTTGGTTATCTATATAAAAAGAAAGTATATCCCCAACATACGAAGCCATTTCTATAAACATAGAGCCCGGAGAAGAGGGGGTAAAATCATTATAAGTGTTAGGAAAATAGGTTTTAGAAAATTCTATTAACCCACTTCGCAATGAATCAAAATCTCTATTTATATATTTTATATCTTTATTTGTGTTAGCCATCAAGCACTAAAATTTAATTCTAAAGTATCCTCATTATTAAATATAGTATACGACATAACTACTTTTAATTCATTATTTTCGATGTTTTCCAAAATATCTAAATTTTTTAAATTTACTTGTGGAAAATATAACTTAAGCCCATCAGTTATTTTTTTGTAAACTATATCATATGTTTTATCATTCAATTGCTCAAATAATACGTTTTTTAACCCTCCTCCATAATTAGGATTTAATGGTCTCTCTCCTTTGTTAGTAGTAAAAAATATAATCAGATCAGATTTTAACTGGTCATTAGTAGTATAATTTAGTTTAAAAGGACTTCCCGAACCAGAAACTGAGTATGAAGAAAAAGGGTAAGCAATACCAACACCTTTTCGAGGTTGTTTATCTAAGGGAAATATATTGGTTTGCTTAATTGCCATTATCTACTATTCATTAAACCCATTATTTGATCCATGTTAACTTCTCCTGCTGGGAGGTCTAATCCTGGGGCTCCTCCTTGGGGGTTAAAGGGTTTTGGGACATCTTGAGATGTGAATTGAGCTTGCATGTCGCCTAATATATTTTGATAAGCGGCTCTTTTTTCGTTTGAGCTCATTGAGGGTCCTTCAACTATTTTTTGGGGTTGGAGATTTTCTGTAACTGCTTGTTTAGGAGCTTTAACAGCTTCAAGAAGAATCTCTTTAAGTTCTTCCTGAATAGCTTCTTTAACTGCTTGTTTTATTAATGATTTTAACGTGTTTTGTTTCATTATTCATAAATATTTAATTATTCTGCTTTTAAATTATCTCTATCTATTACAAATTTTAATTCTTCTATTAAAATAGAAGGATTTTGAGTAAAAGATAACTCAGATTGGAGTAATACTATACCATCTGAATTTAAAGCATTGGCTCTTTTTCTATTTACTGTAGGGGAAAATGGAACTTCTTCTATTTCAAAAATAAATCCTCTATAAGTAGTTTCGATTACACTTTCTTGATTTTCAGTTAAAGTTGTTTCTACAAAAGAAATTATAGTAGGATCAACTGGAGTTAGTTGTATATTTTTTATTCCTGTTTTAGTAGCACATTCTAAAATTTGGGGATCAAGGGCTTCTAATTTACAAATTAAATCTTTTAAAGCATTTGCAAATAATTGAATAGCTATATTAGCTGCTATTATACCATTTACAGTAGGAACTAATTTAGTATCACCATCTGTTTTATATCTAACTTTATCAATTATACTTTGAGCCAATTCAGTAGCAGCATTAATTTTTACAAGTGCAGGATTTGGTATAATAGGAGTTATTATTTGGGCTAAACCTAAAGCATTAATAGCTGTTTGTGCTACTTTAACTATAGTTAATATAATAGTTATAAATCCACTCACACCTGCAATATTATCTGCTATCCTATTAACAGATACATATAATTTTGTAAGTTGTTCTACAGCTGTATTACGTACTAATATAATTCTTTGGATCTCATCAGGAGTAGGACAACCTAAACTAAATTGTGAAATGTATTCTTCAACCTTAGCAATATATTGAGCCTTAACTTCATTTATTTTTTGCAAAATAACATTTACTAACCTTTGTATACTAGGTAAAGTAGGTAATAAACTTACAATTTGTTTAGTATCATCCTTTGAAGGTAAATTACAAAAGTCACTAGCCATTATACAGTAAAATTATTTTTAGATTTAGCCTGGGATTGGAGTATAGACTTTACAGAGTTTAAGACAGGAATAAGGTTAGCAGAAGCTAGTGGGGTTGATGCTATTTTGGCATTAGGAGGTTCACTAGAATATAAAGTAAAAAATTGAATTAAAGCATCAATCATAGTACTTAATTGAGTAATAGTTATATTCCCTCTTAATAAAGGTTCAGTCGCATTTTTATCCCCCAGATGTATATTCCCTCCAGCAACCGTGAATTGAGAACTGTCTATATTAACTGAAGAAGGGGAATTTAGACTAATAGAATTGTTTGAAGATAATAAAATATTATCTCTTTTAGCATTAAATATTAATCTATCAGAGTTAAGTATGATTTGATTTCCAACATATTCGCTAGCTTTAGTAGGACCCTGGGAGTAACTATCATAAGTTTCGCTAGCCATTTCTATAGGGAGTTTTTGGCCTTGAGTTAAATATAAAGATGATTGATCTTTATTAATATTTTCTGTAGTAGGAATCCAACTATCTTGATCGAGATCTGTGGGTTGCCCATTTCTTATAATTAATATAGGATCTCCATTTTCTCCTATAGAAGACCATTCATTTGGTTTATTTTTAATAGTACTTCCAAATCTAATTGAATTCCCCCACCTTCCCTCTAATAAATAATCCCCTATAAAAGATTGAAGGGGATAAGTATTAATTTGTTCATTAAACCCCTCTCCTAAATCTATCTCAGTAGAATTATCATTTACTCTTCTTACATCTTGAGATAACCCCCCAGAAGATTGTTCATAATCTTGTTGTGAATTAGGATTAGGTTCTTGTGTAGGATCTGGGAGAGCATTGTGGTGTTGGCTGTTCCATACGTTTATTGAGGGGAGATAATAAGCTGTAACTATATTTGTATTATTTTGGGTACCAGTAGAAGCTAAAAATACTATAGAAACTAATTCATTAATTAACGGGTAAAATTTTTGATTAGAAAATAAAGGTTGAGCTGTGTTAGCCACCTCAGAAGCAAAAGGAAAATCTACAGCATCATAAAAAATAGTCCCAATCCCATTCCATTCACCATAATTTTCAAATTGAGGGTGAGTATCATCTAATATAATATCCTTTACCCTAACAGATATTATACTAGGGGGGTTACTAGACGACTTTCCTTTTCCATTCTCAGTTGTTCTAGTAAGAGAAGATATACCATAAAATTGTTGAGGCATTATTTTTTATTTTTATCTTCCCCGAATTTTTTTACTTCATTTAATAACTGTTGTTTTTCCTCTTCTGTCATACCAAAATTTCCATCATCCTGCCCTTCATTTTGAACAGCACGTTGGATAATAGTAGCCATTTTAATGAGTTGCTCATCATTTTTAACAGAAATTTCCAAATATTCTTTTAAAAGTGGTACAACCAAAGTAGCATCCCCAATATCTTGAATCAAAGGTTTTAATTCAGATATTAAAGTAGAAATTTGCTCTTCTTTTTTCTTTTGATTTAAATAAATCTCTTCTAAAATATCAGAGAATTTTTTCTTACCAAATATATTTTTATCTAATTGTCCCATGACAATAAATATAAATATTACTCAAAGTTTGTATACCCGTATTCGTTATAAAAAGTAAAACTCTTTTTAAAAATATCCCCTAATTGATCTGCAATTCTAGTAATATGAGGGGTTTTGACATCTACCATTTCTCTAACATAAAGATAAATAGCTTTTTTATTAAATAAATCTATACTTTCCCTTTTTCTAAACACTTCTAATATAGCATCGGCTACTTTAGCATCCTTTTCTTTAGGAAAAAGAATATAAATATTTTCTGTACAATACTCTAAGTATTCATCTAAAAAATCTGATAGGTCGTCCTTTTCTGTAGGATTATAATCCATATCATACGAGTAATCTAAATTATGATATAACTCATCAACTGGAGCTTTGTCTACTCGTTTTTTGTAGTTTTGGGTATTTTGTATAATTAAATATCGTTTAGCAATTGTCCCAAAGTATGAGAATGCTTTTGCTCCACGTGTTTGATCATATAAATGAATTTTATCTAACAAAAATGTAATTACCTCATGTTGGAGATGTTCAATTTCATCTACTTCTGTGTAATAAAACTTAAAAGTATGAATTATATTTTCGGTTAGTTTAAAAAAAGCGTAATGGATCTCCTTACGATAGATCTCACTACGCTCTTCGGGGTCAGTACAATTATTATATCTTACTATAGCATTTTCTGTTGCTTGTGTAAAATATTGATTTTTTGTCTTCTTTTTTCTTTTTCTTTTTACTGGCTCGCTCATAATTTATCTATCCTAAAATTGGATAGAATTCTCTGAAGTTCTTTGATTTGTTCGTACATAAATCCTATTTCGTCATCGCTTTTAAAGATTCCACGCTCATCTATTTTCTTGAGCTTTTCATCAGAGAGTTCTATAATTCGACTTAATTGATCCAAGTAGGTAATATACTCTGCGAGTATATCCTCTTGTTTTTCATTTTTACGTAAGAGGTTAAAGGTTGTAAATCCTAAGACTACAACCAAAACCCCTAATATACTGATGACGACTATTTCTATCATAATTTATCAAATAAATCCATAAGACCTTTACTTTCAAGTTGTGAAAGTGCTTTGTCTTTTGTTGATTTTTTTGTTTCTTTCGACAATGTAAAATTCTCTTCCTGGGTAGGCACGGGATTTTTAAATTTGGGTAACCATTCTCTTTCAAACTCAATTCTTGCTGCCATCAAATCTGCTTGGTGGAGGATGAATGGAAGTGAAGTACGTGGTTTTTGCTCTGGCATAAATGCGAAGAGGTATTTTTTATTTCCCTCATCGTACAAACCATCGTGGGTTTGGATTGCTAACATCTCATTAAATGTGTACTGAATACCGTGAGACTGGAGCATAAACAAACCTCGATCAGGAACTGAGGCAAATGGAACTGCCTTATTGAACATATAATCCTCCCCTAGTTTTTCTTTTCTCCACTTATCAGTTTGAGGAATATATGATTCATGTTCTTCACTACCCATTTTACCCAAATCGTGATTAATAGCAGAAAACACTAATTCCTCCTCAGTAAAAGTAGACATATCAGCCCCTTCATCACTCCATAATTCGGCTTGTTTACGAGCACAACGAACAACTCGATTTACGTGTTCAACATAACCACCTGGGAAGGCATTATGGTATTCTTTTTTATGGGCAGCGGGCATCATCATGATGCGATCCTCATACTTTTTATAGAATTCAAGGAGTTTTTCCTTACGAGGTGAAGAAATATAGGTTTCAATATTCTCACAGAACTCACCCCAATTGGTTTGGATTTGCTCGGCTGTTAGCTTCATACCCTGTTTTGTTCGTTAGGAGTCATAGGTTCACGCTCGATAGTAGCTTTAATTTCTTCTACTAGATCTTCGCATGCTTCTTTAGCTTCGTTTACCTCTTGAGTATTTCCTCTTCCATTATGGAATTCAATATGCTTTAATTTTGCTTCGAGGTTCTCGAGCTTGCGTTGGATGTGTTGTCTAAAATACATAGTTTTTATTGTTTGTAACTGAAGTTACGATGAAAAATTTAAGAAATCAAGGTATTTTTTAAGTATTGCACACTTTTCATATTCTTCTTCACTTTCAAAATAAGATAATGATTGATTTAATGCTTTTTCTAATTTAGAATTTGCTTCTTGGAACATGATTTTTATATGGTATTCATCTTGGATGTCTATTTTGGTTATATAATTATATGCTCTATTATATAACATGCTTTCTCCTGCCCGTTTTATATTACCCGCATCTAATTCGGGATCAGCACTTGCAAAAAAATCTATAATCTTATCACTATACCCAGTATAACTTAAAATCATTTTAGTGAACATTTTTATAAAATATCTTGGGTGGTTTTCATCAGTGTTAGATAAGGGTTTGGGGTTGTAATAATTTATTCCCCCATACCCATCATCCTTAGAAGATGAATTGAAAGCCCCAAATATTTTATTGATGTCCAAAGTGTTGTTCTATTGTTTCTAGTACGTCTTCCGCTTCTCCAAGTTTATGAATAGCTTTTTTAGCCTCTGCTAAAAAATGTCCTGATGTATGTTCACCTATTCCTGCAGGGGAATCAATAAGAGTTTCTAATGTAAGTAATGCTTCCTCCCTGTCGGCTTCCGCCTGTTTTTTCAAAGCCTTTATTAATCTGTGTTGCATACTTATAAATATAGTTAACCTCTAGATTGTTGTAAGTTGTTGTATATGTCCAATATTTCATCTGCAATGATAATCTGCGGCTCGCGTAGCGATTTGTTTATTTGGTTTTATATTAACCTTATAACCATAAGATTTTGCCCAACCACTCGCAGCCGATACTAATTTATTACTCATATAATATTCGTCATCGTTGTAATCCATGTCAATTTCAAAACGAATTCCTGGAAGGTTATCTGATAGAAGTTCTGCAATTTGCATTGAGCGTTCTGTTTCTAACCACAACCTACTCCAGTCATCCTTAATTGGGGGGAATGTTTTTTTACAATAAATATAATGAACCCCACGCAGGGGATAACGATACGCAATTACTGTAACATAATTAATATCAGAACCAACTCTTTGAGAGTCAGTTCCAATATGAGTTTCTACAAAAGGATTTTCCTGTATAATTTTAGCTGTATAATTAACAGGATTTACCTTTTGGTTATTTACTTTTCTAAAATTCATTTGTACCGGTGGAGGGACTCGAACCCCCAATAACTTGATCCTAAGTCAAGCGCGTATGCCAATTCCGCCACACCGGCATAAACAGCTTAGAGTATATCCCACTCTTGTGCTGCCATCAAATATGCTGAACCTGTATTAAGGGTAGGATTTTCACGTACAATAGCCATTGCTGTTGCTCTAACTTCACTTCGCAAACCATAAATGTCTGCTTGTTCTAAAATTGCTTCGACTGATTGATTCATTAGATTTAAATTTTAATGTTATTGGGGGGAGCATAACTCCCCCCTCAAACAACATGGCATTGCTCTTATGCTGCGAATTCTTTCGCTACCTCAAAGAGCTTTTGGTTTACATCTAAATCTTGCTTAAAGTTCTTAATCTCACGAGCTTTACGCGTTTTAACACCGGAAACATAATCAAAATCTCCTGTAACTACACGCTCTTGTACGAGATTAAACACACTCCACAAATCATTTCCTTCATCCTCTTTACGAACTGGGGTAAGGAACGCATCCAAGTCAATCTTATAAACCTGATCAACTTTCTGGTTTTCTTGAATCTTAAATCGAGTTTCAAGGGCTTTACGAGCCAAATCATACTTTTGATTTTGCGTCAATTCTGTATTTTTGAATTGATTCATACTTTCAACTGTCAATGGGAGTTTCTCAACCATTTCATTAATTGTTTCACGCAATGTTTCAAAATCATAACCCATGTGGCGGATTTTCATTGAACCAAATTCCTCATCGGCAATTACTAACCCATTTGAACAAACAAATCGATACATTCCTGCTTGGAATGTGAATGAATTTTTACCATCATGAGAATTAGTCATGATGATTTGAGGCCAAACATTATCACCATCTTTTCCTTCAACCATTAAGTCTGGGTGGCGGAAAACAAGCATGTGCTTTTGAAATCCTTGAGTAGCTTTTTTACGAGCTGAAACCTGCTTAGCTTCAATTACTCCCCAACCCAATTCACGCATATCATTAATAACACGGTTAGTTGGAATGTGGGTATAGTGTTCACTCACTTCATTACTTGCTTTCTCACTGAAAGCAACCGGGCAAACCTCACGGATCTGCTCGTCATTCAAAAATTGAACATCTTTTTGTTGGGCTTGGAAC